CAGGGTTGTACGTGCGGGCAGCCCGGCACATAGCCAGGTACCCCTCCCCCTCCAGGTCCGGGATGAGCGCGCTTCGCTGCCAAGCCGGCCGGCTCTGGACGAAGTAGTGGGCCGCCGTCGCGACCAGATCGTAGTACTCAGTGACGAGCTGCTGTTGCCGCTTGGAGAGCTTGGATTGCCTGCTCATGGTGGTCCAGTCTGGCCTGAGTCTTGCTAACAAACTCAGGCATGCCCTCCATGGCGTGCGCGATGAGCGCCACCTTGGCGTGGATCGACATGGCCCAGGGCACCACGGCGATCAGGACTGTCAATGCGATCAACATCTCGTCAGCACTCATCCTCAACACCCTCCGCTATCATCTCCAGCATCCCTCCGGCCGCCTCGTCAGGCAGCTTCCCCTTCCGCGTGTCTGACATGATCCTGCGGACCGCGTCCGGCCACTCCTCCGGAGGAAACTGGTAGACCCACGCTTCCTCCAGGCCAAACGCGATCAGCCTAATCACCGTTTTGGCGGACACTTTCCATCCGGGCAATCGTCCGCGACCCTCTCTGTGCATGGGCAGTTCGTCCAGTTCTGGTTGTCCCCGGTCCTCACCTTTCCAGTGCCCTTGCAGAGACTGCAGTTCTTCAGCGGCGGCTTGGGGGCGGGCTTGGCTTCTTCCATCTGCGCGACGATGGCGGCCTGGACGGCGACGAGCGCCACGTAATCCGGCGTGTAGTCATCGATGAACATCAGATCCTCCCTATGGTGCCTAGGTCCGGGAGCCCCTGCGGTGGATAGCCCTGAACGTCTGAATACGCCCAGGCATCCTCCGACTCAATGCACGTGGCGTACCCGGCATCGTCTGTGACGATCATGCCCGGCACCTGAGGCGGGTAGTCTGCCGGCCAGTTGGGGACGGGCGTGTTCCACGCCGCCCAGCTATTGGCTATGAACCAGACGCGGAAAGGCCAGAAGGTATGCGTGTCGTCATACCCTACCGTGGCCATGTCATGCGCCCACCCCGGCGAAGAGCGAGGGTGGATGTTCTTACTCCCCGGCTTGCTGCTCCACGCAGCCATCTGCCCGGAGTGGATGCCGTACCCGTTGTACAGGGCGTCCATCGCATCATCCAGGCTCTTGACGAGAGCGATGGTGCCAACCTTGTTCCTGTTGCACAGCGACTGGACGTCCGGCGGAACACCGCCGTTTCGGCCCCAACGGGTTCCGATCTGCCCGTCATACTTCGTCAGGTCAACCACGCCAGGGAAGTTGTCCCGTGGCATGAACCCAACGTCACGCTCAAACCTGCTGGCCCTCGCTGGGCTCATGCCCTCGCCGCCGTGACCGCGGGCACCGTACGTGGGCTCCGTTGCGGTCCGCTTGAACCAGGAGAACGGGGCGCCGTGTACCAAAAGTGATACAGCCCGCGTGCAGTCCCTGGCGTTCCGGCTACCGTGGGACACACAGTCTCCAACAGTTTGCCTTTCGGTAAAGGCAGTTGGGTCCAGCTTGAGGACATAGCCCCACAGCATGGCCCGCTTGCCTTTGCCTGAGTTGGTGGTGGAGAAATACCGGACCGGATTGGTGGCAAGGAAGTCATCCTTGTCCTTCATCGACGGGAGGTATCCCGCAAACCCGCCTGCTTCGTACGCCCTTACCAGTTCGGCAGAGCTGTTGAACAGGTCCTCATCTTGCGGCATCTGCGGCAACCTCCTCCAGTGCCCTGACCAGGGCGGCCCGCTTGTCAGCCGTCAGCGCCACATCGTCCTTGCCAATCGCCTTGACCAGGACGTCTTCGATGGCCACATCCAGGCCGGCGTACTTGCCCGGCAGATCGGTTCCCTTGAACGCCAGGTCCAGTGCGTTGGCGTTCGTCGTCCGGAACTTCCCCACGGTGGTGATGATGCTGTCGTCCCGCTTGACCACATCCGCAAGCGACGCGTAGTACGCGCGGACGCGAGCCTTGTCCTGTTTGCTCGCTGACTTAAGCACAGCGGTCACCTTGCTCTGCTCCACCACCGGCACGTTGACCGAGGCGGTGGGGATAAACGCCGCCAGCAGCAGGCCCACGGCGACCACGCCGAGCAGGTTCTTGCCGATGGCGGCGGGAGTCATCTTGCTGATCAATGGCCAGGCATACACCAGGGCCACACATGCGGAAACGATCACGGCTGCTACTTGGTAGGGGGTCATACGATTGCCTTGTTTGAATGCTCCAGTGCGGTGGACGGATTGATCAGCCCCCAGCCATACAGGTGGTCATGGCCGGGATCCCCAGCATCGACGCTGGTGTTCTTGATGACGGCACGTGCCTTGCCGGACCGCGGCGGCGGCATCTGCGGGACCGCGAGGGCCAGGACGCCGGCAACAAACGGCGCCGCCATGCTTGTGCCAGAGAGAGTGGCGTACCCACCACCGAGCCAGCAGGATGTGATCTCTTCCCCGGGGGCAGCGACGTCGATCTCGCGGCCACGGCAGGAGAACTCGCACACCGCCCCGTCTCGGCTGACGGCACCGACGGCTATCGTCTCTTCGTACGCTGCCGGGTATGACACCATCCCGCCGTCATTGCCGGCGGCGCAGACCATGATCATCCCAGCCTCATGGGCAGCACGCACGGCATCCGTCATGTCGGAGGTGCGGACAGGAGCCCCAAGGCTCATCACGCAGATGTCGCACTTGGCCTCCACGGCGAAGAGGACTGCTCTGGCGACAGACTCCAGCGACCCGGCGCCGTTGTTGTTCAGCACCTTGCAGCTGATGATCTCGGCCTGCGGGGCGACCCCTGTCATGGGCCCGCGGGCAGCGATGATTCCAGCCACGTGGGTCCCGTGGCCGTTGGTGTCCGACGCCGAGCAGTCCTTCGTAAAGTTGCGATGATCCTTGACAACGCCCGCCAGGGCTGGGTGGGTGTCGTCCACCCCGGTATCTAGCACGGCCACCCGCACGCCGGCCCCCTGGTGACGACTCCAGAGGGCCGGCAGACCGTACGCGGAAATGGACCAGTCAAGGCCTGAGGAGGGCAAGGCCTTTGCGACTGCTTCTACGCGGTACGGCGGCAGGTGAACAAGCATCACTCATCCCTGGACACAAGGACACGGATGAGTGATGTGACAATCGGAGCCACCACGTTCAGGAGGATCGGCAAGGCGATCCCCAGGCTCTGGATCTTGGCCAGGTCTTCCTGAGCCTCCTCCTCCGTGATGGCCTGGGCTTGGGCCTGGAACAGCGGGAAGGTTTCGATGATCGGCAGCAGTGCCTTGGCTACCAGGTAGACGATCTCCAGCTTCTCGGCCAGGTTTGCCTCCGCCCACTTGGCGACGATGGCACTGACCTCCCGCAGGACGCTCACGTTCTGCAGCAACCAGCGGACGACAACGAACTTATCGACCATGCTTCCTCCTCTCGCAGGCAATGGCCACAATGGCGTGGCCGGCAATGTCCATCAGGGTCTTCTGCCTAGTAATTGTCTCCAAAGGCCCCCTGAGCCGACGGGATTTCTCTCCGATCCGGGCCGCCTGGTACCGCCAGGCTTCGATGCCGTCCTGCTCCACGCCCAGGGCGTTCTCCAGGGGGTCCTCGCCGCACCCGTAGTAGTCCCGCTTCCTGGTCAGCAGGAGGTACAGCTCGTCACACAGGTCCCGGTAGGGGTCACCAGTGGACGTCTCGGCTGGCGCTGACGATCCGGCCGTACTCGGCCCAGAAACTAGCGGTATGCGGGTCTTCGTCGTCGGTGCAAAGGTACGCAGTTCTGGCATGGGCCCACTCCTCACAACAGGTGTCGATGAAACTGTCAGCTCCGCACGTATTGGCAATGCAGATGACGCCACGGTTTTCCTCCTCGTCAAACGAAAAGTACCCCAGCATGTCAGGCATGCTTCGCGGGTTCCTCAGGTAGCACCTCAGTGGGAACGGCACCGGAAACTTCCGCTGCGCCCACCTCCGAAACCGCCTGAGCAGCAGCCTCCTCCAGTCGCTGGATAAACTCATAAAGTCGCTCCGCCGGCAGGGTTACTAACCACGGCGCCCGGCTCTTCCTGTGCAGCACCACTGGGACCGCTGAGCCGGCGTCTTCCTGGGCCTGCTGCATCCAGGCGCGGACGGACTCCCGCTCCACAAACTTGACCTCCCAGTGAATGCCCTCAATGTCCACGCGGATATCCGCGGAGTCCTTCCCGCCCTGGTATTGGACGCCCCTGCGTGCAGGTTTTGTCAGCCGAAGCGCCGCCGTCAGGGCCTTGGCTGCGTCCCGCTCGCCGCGCTTGCCTTTCTCACGCTGGCTGCGGCTCACTTGAGCCTCACAAACAGGGGGCCGTTCTCCCCCACGTAAGCGCCAAGGGTATTAAACGACAGATATTCCTCCGCCTCCTCCTGGGTCATTCCTGACGCCACCAGGATCTCCTCGCACTTGGCCAGGTCATACACCGCCACAACCGGGTGGTGGTGATTGGCAGTGCGGCCGATATAGGCATCCTCAAGCCCGTCCGCCAGGAGGGCGTCAGGGTTCTCGTCCGCCAGGTCCCAGTCATCTTCGTTGCGGGTCGCGATCATGGCTTCCTTGCCCAGCTGAGGTTCGCCTGCCTCTCGTCCATGTAAAACGCATGAGGCTCCTCAGGCTCGTAGCCCAAGTGCTTCTTGTGTCTCAGTGACGCCAGGTAGGACGGGTCATAGTTATCCGGATCCGACTGCTGCTTCGCCCACAGCATTGTACCTTTGTACAGTGGTGGGTAGTTTCCCGCAAGTTGTCCATCATGGAGAACGTCATGGCACCTGCCGCAGGTTCTGAGGTAATTCCTGATGTCATGCTTGCGGCCAGCGCCTCCCTGTAGGTGATGCACCTCCAGGCTTCTCCTTCCGTCTGACTCCGGCCACCAGCACACCGCACAGCAGCGGTGCATCTGGATCCACTTCTCCAGCGCCGCCTTCTCCGACCTTGTCATCCGTGCCATCACTCATCCCACGGGCAGGACGCATCAGATCCACCGCCTGCTAGCCATTCGGCCCTGCGTTCTGCGTACTGATCACCAACCCGCTCGCCGGCATGCGTTGCTGTAGACGCAGCCTTGCGGTTCCGCAGCTTCTTTGCCGCCTTCCTGCGGCCCTTGAATGCCAGGCCACTCAGTGCGGCCTGTGCGGCCACTCCGTCCCGGCTGCCGTAACGCCCGGCCCTGCGGCGAAGCTCGTCTACAACGCACGCTGGGGGGCTTGCCATCGATTCCATGGCCCAGACCAGATACCGCAGCGGGACGTCGCACGCTGGGTCGCCACGGTGACGGCCGAAAGTCATCACATCCATGCGATTTTCCTCCGTATTTACATAGCCCGGCTTAAATGAGAGGTAGGGAAACCCCTCATTGGCACCTGAGTGCCGCGGGCCACCTCGCCGCTTATCGTTTACCTCATTGCCAGCGCTCGCCGGGGGGAGCTACTGGACCTTCGTCAGCTGGTGGACTGCCTTGTGCGGACTAGCCGCTCCTGCCATAGGGCAGGCGTTTGTTTATGCTCGCGCTTTTGGTTAACTGCCGGCGGGTGCTGCGAGAAAATGAACCGCCTCATGCGTCTCTGTATCACCGTGGTGCGGTCACGCAAGCGAACTTTCCAGTTCACCCACTCTTGCCCGCAAAGAAGCCACTTGGGCCTTCTGCTCAGCCACGGAGTCCTCCAGCTCGCGGATGCGAAACTGGGCCTCGCCAAGGGCCCCGGCCGCTATCTTGAGCAGGCTGCGCGGGTCATGGTCTGAGGCGAACGGATCGTTGTAGCACTTGAGCAGTGTGGTAATAAGCATCTCGGTGGTCATATGCACCTTTCCACTGGCACCTCAGGGTGCGGTATGTCGTACATCTCGTTGCCCATGACGCGGATCTCGGCCGCATCGACATGCACCACCTGGCCGTCGGCGAAATGATGCACAACCCACACGCTGTTAAGGTGGGGGCCGTAGTCAATCACCAGCAGGGCAAAGCCCTCACCCAGCGGTGTTGCTACCCAGATTGGCGGGTTGAGTTGCAGCATCATCCTTGACGCCCCTAAGCATTGCTAGTTCACGGCACGCTGCAGCTGACGAGGCTGCGTAACAGTCGATAACTATGTGCAGCCGCTCAATCTCAGCAGCCGCCTCGTCCATCAGGTCGCTGACGGGAACTGCGTCCACTGCATGCACCCAGGTGCGAAGTCGCCTGACAAGGTCTTCCCTACTCATATGCAAAACTGTCGCTTTTTTGTCGGTTTTGACATACGTTTAGGGAACATGTAACAGTATGCAACATAAATGCTAAGGCGTGTTACGCGGCAGCTGGCTGCATAATTGCTGGTTAGCCTGCTTCCCAAAGTAGCTTCTGCCCCTGGAGCAAAACGTCGGTGTCCACCCGTGGCCGCGACTTCACGTTCCAGTTCCCGCCGCCGCGTTCCCCGATGCACTTCCACCCAGCTCCGCGAAGGCTCGCCCCGCCTTCAGCCGGCAGCGTGTAGGTGATGAGCTTCCGGTAGCCGAGAGCCTTCGCCACTTGCCACGCCTTGCCGTAGAGCATTGAGCAGCCGTTGCGAACCCCGTCAGTGCAGCAGCGGTTCACTTCTAGCGTCCAGCCGTCGTCAAGCATCCGAGCCACCGGGCGGCCCACAATCGCCACGCCGCGAATGGTGTCTGTCTCGTCTGCGATGGCGAGGCTGAACTTGTGGCCCACGGTTGGCTTGTGATGCCGGTGGTGCTTCTGGACGAAGGCGTTCGCTCGTTTGTGGTCGATTGGCACAATCCGCAGGCTAACCACGCGATGGAGCAGACCCGCGTCAGCGTCCTTCATGGTGGCGTCGTCCTGTGGCTGCGGGCTGCTCATCTTTGGCGTTCTGTGGCTACTTGTTGTCCGATGGTGGTGCTGGGCAAGGCTTCCAGTGCGTCGGGTCGTTTAGTTCCTCGTAGTCGTCGCCGTCCCAATGATGGTATTCGCCAGTGATTTGTCGGCTTCCAAAGCAAACCCATTCATCGGCCGCATTGCCCAAAAGCACGCGCTCGTCAAGTTCTGGCAGCCGATCCGTCACCGAAATCCAACTATTCGGAATAGCCGAATTGTTCGCCAAAGAACCACGCGATGGAATGGACTGCTCGGCGTTGTCTTTCATGGGTGCTGTCTCCGTTGCTCGCTGCCATTCATCTCTGTCGTTCTCAGCCTAGCCGCTCCAGCAGTCCTCGCAGCGTGGAGGCGAACAGCCCGTCGCGTCCATACCCTGCGTACCACTCAATCGCCTCCCGCTCCTCGTCGGTGAGCGTGAACGGCGTCAGCGTGCAGTAGCGCGTGACGGTGCCAGTGATGTGCGGGCATGTGTAGCCAGATGGAACATGCTCACCATGGTCCTGCGTCACGTTTTGTGACGAAAAAAGGTGCCCCCGCCCACCCGGTGCGCTACCCATTGTCCGGACGCAGTCGTCTAGGGGCTCGCCTCCACCGCACTCGCCGGCCGGTGACTGCCGCTCCGCGACGGAGCCGGGTGGAGACGTTGTTGCAAGGCGTGCGGCCAGCGAGCGCAGGGAGACGATCTCATCCGCGGCTCGCTCGCTGAGCGTGTCCACGGATTTGCCGGCGTATGCACGGTCGCGAAGCTGTTCAACGATGTCGATCACAGGCGGCTCTCCAGGAGCTGGTCTGGGATCATGTTGCGAATGGCCTCGGCAAGTTCGATGGCCTCGTCTCCAGCATCTCCGTGCTTGATCAGTCCGCGGCATCGCTGATCGATGTCCCACAATGCCCGGAGAGCCTCCTGGCCAGACAGCGCTGCGTGGAACTCATAGTCATCGTCCGGCAGGTTGAAGTTTAGCGAGGCGCGCATGGAGGGCTCCAACAGCTGATGAGGAGTAACAGCAAGGCGATAGCTCCGTAGAACAACAGGTCAGGCATGGCGTCGATGTAGGTCATGGCCAGTTTGGGTACAGCAGAACGCCGCACCGCGTCTCCGGGTCCAGCACTTCCACTGCAGCAGTGCGTGGGAATGTCGCACTTACAAGGGCACAGATTTCGTCATACGGCAGAGCATCCAGGATCTCTGCATGCTCATCCGCCCATGTCTGCACGGCAGCGTGATCGCAGGCAAACCCTGGGTCTTCGTCGCCGCAGTTGATCCACAGCCGCATGTCGAACCGCGGCTGGCGGACCATGACCATGTTCTCCCTAACTACCATGGTGGACCTCCTTGGTGTCCTTGCAGTAGTAACCATCTCCCGGGACCTCTCCCCAGGAATCAACCAGGATCTTTCGGAGCCTTGCGACCTCTGCCTCTAGGGCTCGGATCACACCTGTCATCGCTGCCGCCCGCTTCTCCGAACGCTCCAGACGCTCCGTCAACCCACTGCAGGCTTGCTGTTGGGAACAGCAGCTCGCAGAGCTGAGAGGCTGGCCGGAGGAACTTGGAGGGGGCGACGAGGGTTGGCATGCTGAACCCGCGCATTCCGTCAAAGACGACACGCTCCTCCCAAGATCCGTCGCGGTCGATTGCGCAGAGCCACACCCAGTGACCCGTGACTTGCGACACGTAGACCCAGGCGAACGGCTGCTCGCCTCGCCTGAGGCCGGCGACGTCATCGACAAAGACTGTGTCATAGGGGAAGTCGTCTGGGCTGGTGAACTCAAGGTTTCGGAGCTTTATTTCGATGGCCACCGTCGCGACGGCGTCCGGGGTTGGACAGAAGTCCGCTCTTGGATTGTGGTCCGGGAGGACGAGCTTGACCCCGTTTGCGACAGCGCGACCGTGGATCGTCCGCATCTCGTCTACCCACTTGCTCTCTGCCTTGTGGGCCTTGCCCAGGACCGCCAGGAACTTCTCCTTGGACCATCCGTTCGATGTTGATTTGCCGTACCCTGGCCGCCCTCCTGGCGATCTCCGCGGGGCTGATCTCTTTGGCATCGATGTCCTCCCATAGCTCCGTGCTAAGCGGCTCTGCCCTGCGGATGTCCGGCGACCTCCGCTCGCAATCCGCAACCTGGTCCACCGTGACCCTGAACGCACGTGCTATGTCAGCGTGGGTACGATCCGGATAGCCAAGACTCAGGACGATGAGTCGATCCCGGCTCGGCAGGCGATGCCTCCGCAGCAGGGCGACCATCTTCTTGCCGACGTCCGGGCTCAGCTCCAGGGATTCCCAGACCTTGCGGGCCGGCTCCCGGTTGACGAACACCCGCCTCCAGATGTCCGGCGCTACCGCGAGGGGCACGCCCAAAGAACCAATCCTTAACTCTTGTCCACAGCGAACGCCTTGGCTCATAGTCCTCCTCCTGAGGAGCGAAAGGGAAAGCCTCGTCAATCCTGAATACCGCTGCGATCTCATCGACCGTGTCCTGCAACAGAGCGTCTGCGCGCCTTTTCACGCTGGAAGAATGACTTCTGCCATCCCTTGATGTTGGGCTGCCGTAGCGCCCAGTCGATGTATCCATCGTCAAGTTCTCCCATGGTGCGACCCGCCATCCGCCCACGCAGCGGGCAGCGGTACGTTGAGATGCACTTCTTTGTGCCCAGCTCCACATCCCTGCCGTGGAGCCTTCCCGTGGCCTGCCCGTGCATGCCCTGAAGGCCGGCTTCGATCAGCTTGGCTTTCCTCAGGTCCTCGGCGGCCTGGGCCAGGAGGTCCTCAGGGTTCTCGCCGTCTCCCTCTTCGCCCTTCTTACGGGCACCGCGGATGACGGCCTTGTCCTCGTCGTCCTTGGCGAACATGTCCACGGACGTCTGTATGGAGTGGTCCTCCGTAGACCCAAGCAGGTCAACGATCTTGAACCATGGCTTGTCGCCGCTGGCAATCGACAACAGCCTCGCCGCCACACCCTCAATGCCTGGCGCCGAAAGCTCTTCGCGGCCGTCAACATCACCTGGGGCAGGGCGGGTGGCCCGGCCGATAACCTGCTGGAACAACACCCTGGAGCGGGTGGGCCGGAACATGAAGATCGTCCGCGTTATTGGGGCATCGAACCCCATGGTGGCGATCTGGCAGTTGCACAGCAGGTCGATCTCGCCGTTACGGTACCTGTTGATGATCAGGTTTCGCTCGTCGTCAGGTTGGATGCGGCTATCGCCAACGATGTACTCAGCCGTAAGCCCATAGCTCCTGGCCAGCGTTGCGAGCGACATGGCCGTCTTGATCCCAGGCAGGAACGCCAGGGCGGACCCCACTCGCTCCCTCTGGACGATCAGGGCCATCTGGTGCAACGGGCGAGTGGCGCCCAGCACCAGGTCCAGGTCGGACGCCGACAGGTCGCCGCCGCTCACCTTGACCTGGCGGGTGTCCAGGTCCTCAACGCGGACGATCTTGGCACGTGGCGACAGGCACCAGCCGTCGTCAATGCCGCGTTTCAGGCCGTAGTCAAACGCCACGGTTTCGTAGAAATCCATGAGCCGCTGGCCGTCCATGCGGAACGGAGTGGCAGTGAACCCAATGATGACCCCGCCATGCTCCTGGAACTCGCGGAGCATCCGGAGAACGGCCGGCGAGTACTGCGTGTGAGCCTCGTCAACGATGATGATGCGTGTCCCTAGGAACCGCTTGTATCGCGGCGTCTTCCCTGAGAGCAGGGTCTGCCGGCTCGCGATGGTGACTCGCCCGCGGTAGCAGTTCGCCCACTGGTCGCTCATCTCAAGCTGCGCAGACTCGCCAGTGATCATGTCGGCGGTGTTCGCACACTGCCACACAAGCTCACGCATCGGTGCGATGACCAGCACCTTGCTGTTGCTGCACATCCGTGCCAGCAGGCTGAACACAACGGTCTTCCCTGCGCCCGTAAACAGGACGGCCAGGATTGCCTTGGCCCCCTGCGCAATCGCTGCAAGGATCCGCTCGCAGCACTCTTCCTGATAGTCTCTCGCCTTCATGTCGCCCTCCTCGTTGGCGGTGGCGCCGGGGGCATCCCGCCCCCAGCGCCGTACTCCGTTCGCCAGCCGGCCTCATGCCAGCACAGTGCCCTAGAACGCAGGCTCCTCCTGCCGCTCGCGGGCACCACCCAGCAGCGTCAGCTCGCGGACCTGAAGGCCCACGTGCGTCCTCTTCTGGCCATCCTTCTCGTAGGTGCGGCTCTTCAGCGAGCCGATCACGCAGATCGTCTTGCCACGGGTCAGGTACTCAGACACCTGGCCCGGCCGCCAATAGTCGCAGTCAAGAAACAGCACCTCGCCGTCCTTGCGGCCGTTGACCGCAATGGCGAACGAGGCGACCTCGTTCTCACCGACCATCTTGACCTCGGCATCCCGCGTGAGATTGCCGACAAACGTGCAGTTGTTGACTCCGCTAGCCATCGTCATGCCTCCTGGAAACGTGTGGAAACCAACTCACTCATCCGGTCGAACACGGCGGGATCGCACACACGCTCGCTGACGCGGAGCTTGATGCGGTCCAAAGTCTTCTGGGCATCAGCCATGGTCTTGGCCTTGTCGATCTCGCCCTTTGCCAGGGCTTCGATCTGCAGGCTCTTGTCCGTCCGTTGCGGAGCCTTGGCCTTGGCCTGCGGCATCGCCTTCTGAGCGTCGTCGTCGTCCTCGGCCCACGCACCAACCAGGCCAAGCAGCAGGTACTTCTTGGCGTAGGTGTAGGCGGAGCCAAGGGACTGCATGTCCTTGCGCTCCTGGCCTTCCTTGTCCACGCCCAGGTACACCGGGCACAGACTTGTGACGAACTCGCCGCTGCTGTGCCGCAGCGTGCCCACGGCAATCCACTCGCCTCCGACACGCGTCAGGCACACCTGCGGGAGGATGAACCCTTCCTTGTTCAGAGGCTCACGCAGGGCCTCGCAGATGTCGCTGTACCGCATGTACTTGTAGCGACCGAACGTGTTGTTGCCGCCCTTCTCAACGGCCGGGAATGCGGCCTGAGCGCGGCACAGTGACGCCACCAACTTCCCTGTCTCAGGGCTCGTTGTGAGCCCAGGCAATCCATGGTCAACGATCATCGCCTTCCTCCTGTGAAAAACGCTGGGAACTCCAGCTCCGTCTCCTCGTCGTCCTCAGGCGTCCTGTACTCGCCCAGCTGTCGTCGCAGCCGGATCTGGTCCAGGGTCACTCTGATCTGCTCGCGAGCCTCCTCCACCAGCTCTTCTGGGAGGGTCAGCACTCGCACCCTGTGGGGCTTATGCGTCTGGGCGAAGATGAACCGCAGCTGGTGGTAATCCCAGCCGCATGCCACCGCCGCATCCACGTACCACGCGGCTTGCCACAGGTAGCCGTAGAGGTCGCATGACCTCCACAGGTCATTCCAGTCTGAGGATGTGGTCTTGTAGTCCCACAGGAATCCCTCGGTCACACCGTCAGCCAACGCCTTGCGCTTGTGGCCGTGCGAGTCCTCATGGCGGAACGTGGCCTGCATGTCCTTGGTGGCCTCAAGGATCTCGCGGGCACGCCGGTTCTTCAGCGTGTTCTCAACGATCCGGTTGAGCTTCCACCAGTCTCCGGCCGACACCTCCATGCGGCCCTGGTTCTGCTCCTTCCAGTCCGTGTACGCCTTGCCGCGGCGGGCCCCGTTCGACAGGACCTCGTCCGGCGGGATCACGTAGCGGTCCTCCAGCCGGACGCCGGCCACCACCATGGGGATAGCACGGTCCACCATCGATCCGAAGTCCGTGCCAGCGTTTCCGCTGAACAGACGTTCCCCATTGTCCAGGGCCTCCTGGGCGAGCCCGCCGCCCTTAAAGACGGAGTGAGCGAACGAACGCGTCAGGTACCCGTCGTCCACCCGGTACGCCGCGTCTATGGCGTCCTGGTCCAGGAGTTTGCCGTTTGTGGAATCCAGGCAACCTGGGGTGTAGGATCCAAATGCGACGGTCATCGGACCACCTCCCTCAGGCAGACGAACGCCTGACGAGGGAAGCCGATGACTAGCAGCGTGAGAGCTGCGCCGCAGAGGATGGACACAGAGGCGGCTAGAATGCCAAGCCTCAGAGCAGTGCTAGCCAACTGAGCTAGTTGCCCTGGGTGCTTGACAGAGCCGCAAATTGCGGAACTGTCAGGTATCGTCATGCTACTCTCCGACTACGCTTCCCGCTACGCCAACCGAATTGGTGCTTCTCCCGGCTATTTGGAGCAGCTTTTGGTCTTCACCAAGCGGCTGCCCTGGCACGTGGAGGAGATCACCACCGACATGGTGGACTCCTACCTCACGGATGCCCTCACCCATTTGAGGGCCCAGACAGTCGCTAACCACCGCAGGCTCCTCACAACCCTCATGCGTGATGCAGCCCGCAACGGACTGAACACGTGTATAGCACGTGGATTCCGACGCGTCAAGGTACCCAGGCCGGTGCCAAGGGCGCTTTCCAAGGAGGAGATCCGTGCGGCTGTCGAAGCTGCTCGCAAGACCAAGGGTCATTTCCGTGACCTCCGAAAGTCCGACTTCCTTGTCGCCTGGTTCCTGACCGCCTACTGCACCGGCTTGCGTGCCGGCGACCTCATGGAGGTGAGGTGGGATCAAGTTCGCGGCCGACGAATGTATGTACGCCAATCCAAGACGTCAACACCCCACGTAGCGGTTTTTACCGACGAGGCGTTGGACGCGTGCAAGGCCCTTCCTCGGAAGCAGAGGATCTTTGGAGACTTCGCTGCGATGAACACCATCCAGCAATGGGTCAAGGCATGCATGCTGTCGGCTGGCCTGGATGCTAGCACTAAGTTCCTGCGGCGCTCTGCCGCAACTTATGCCAAGGTCCAGGGCAAAAATCCCAAGCACGTTCTCGGACACCTGACCGATGGCCTCGCGGAGCGGCACTACGTCGATCAGCTTCTATATGAGGAAGAGGCCGGCATCAACGGCGAGCCGCTACCGTCGGTGCTGGGCTAGGTGTCGTTCTTGTACCCCGGTCTGTCGGAGATGCGGCCGACCCTATAGGTGGGCCGAATCAGGTCTGGCTTGGTCTTCGCGTTGCTCATGGCCGGGTTGCTGATGTTTCCCGGACGACGCTCGCCCTCGCCCTTGCGCCACACGCCAACCTCTTTGCCGCGCCGGTACTCCTCCAGCGAGATGCCCATCCGCTTTGCCTCGGCCTCGTCCATGTACTGGGCGAACAGGTTCTCGTCTGGCCGGCGAAGCCTGCGGATATTGTCTTCGGCGTTAGGCATTCTGCACCCCCAGGATCGCCAGCGGGTCGTTCTCCATCTTCTTCCGCTCGCGGGCCTTCTTCGCGGCCTCAGACTGGAGGACCCGGTACAAGAGATACTGCCGCTGCTCCTGCGGCGATAGCTTCACCAGGTCCTCTGGCTTGATGAACAGGTTTTCGTAGCTGCTCATGCCCTTGGCCTGGTCTAACAACTGGTTCAGGGTGGTGCGGGCCGCAAGCCGGGCGGTCCGCTCCTGGTCAACGTCCTGCACCTTCACGCCCGTCAGCGTGTTGACCAGGAACTTGGCGGCACGCTCCTGCGGGCTGATGCGCGTGTCGAATAGCTGCCGTCCGGCACCAAAGACCCGCGAGCCGCCGGGGAAGTTAAACATGACCTGGTCCCAGAGCCGGCCTCCCGGGAGATCAAGCTGCTCCGCCAGCGAGTACAGGTCAGACAACTGCCGGCCGCTGTAGAACTGACGGTTGGTAAAGAACTCTAGCGGCGCCTTGAACAACGGGTTCGTCTGGCCAAGCAGGTTCTGCCCGGTCTTGGTCAGCATGTCGATTGCCTGGCCTGTGAGCGTGTTGCCAACACCCGGCGTCAGGAGGTTCAGCAGGCCTTCATGTGGCAGGTCGATGTTTGTGAGAACACGCGTGATGCCAGGAGTGTTGACGCCAAGCAGCGGGAACGCGGGGTCGATAGGAATCGCCGCGGACTGTCGCAGGTACTCCGGGGTAAACCGATCCTCCGACGGCTCGGAGAGGCGATTGATCCCGCGGATGCTCTGGCCCATGATGCCGGACGGGTTGTTGATCAGCTCCTGGGCGACGAGCGGAGAGATGCCCTTGGTGTAGGAGTAGAACGGAATGATCCGCTTCAGGATGTCGCGCTCAAAAGCGGTGAACGCCTCCGGGCGGTAGTTCACCTGCGTCAGGTCAGCGACGGCCTTGGCTGCGGCCGGCGCGTCGCCCTTGCGGACGCGGGTGAGGTAGGTGCCGATGCGGTTGAACGCATCGCTGCCCTCCGCAGCCCGGTCGCCAAGCTCAAGCAGCCAGTTCTTGTTGCCCTCGGAGTTTCGCAGCGACCACAACAGGTCGTACGGGATGGGACGGCGCCGGATCCGCTCGCCCATGCCCTGGAAGATCGGCCCAGCACCGCCGGGGAACGTCTCGTTGTACGTGAGATTGCTGGCCTGTCGCCCCAGGTCATCCGACACAGATCCGAACGTGAGCCCCTCGCCGGCAGCCTCCGTGAGGAACTTGCGGACCCGGGCCTCGGCAAGCTGCTCGGCCGAAGGCGCTGGGCCGACAGGGAACAGGTCGTCTATCTGATACCCAGGCGCACGCTCAAGCTGCTTGGCGAGCGGGCCGTAGTTGCCACCACGTACACCCACAGCCGCCGCGGCGTCAAACGGATTGAACCCGCCCTGAGTAGCCCCCGCGAATGCACCGGAATACATGTCACGCACGTAACGGGCGGGCCACAAAAGCGCGAGCGACTTGAATTGCTGGGTGTACGCGTCAATCGCCTTGAACAGGCCCTGCGCCTCACGCGGCGCCCTCGCACTAGTGAGGTTGGTGTTGAGCCTGTCAACCAGATCACGCGAGAACGAGCGCTTGCCAAGCAGCTCCTCTGGGCTTACCCCCATGCGGCGAGCCAGCGCCAACACGCCAGCGTCGTCCTCCTTGGTGGCCATGAACCCAAGCTCGCGGAGCGCTTCAAGCGGCGTGTACACAGCCCCGCCGGGTACGTCGTCCGCCGCCTGGAGCAGGGCGTTGGACGAAAGCTCATCAAGTAGGACGTCGGCCGTCGCTTCTCGCCTGGCGCTGTGGCGCACGTAGCTGGAGAGGTCGTTGAGCGAGTTGCCGTATAGCGGGATGCCTTCGTTGGCACGTTGCAGCGGCGTGCGGCGGAGGCTGTCGGCCAGGTCCTCATAGGCCTGCTGCTGCCGGCGAGCGACCTCAGCGGCCCTCTCCATGGCCTCGTCGCTGAGGTCCTTGGGGTCAAGGCCTTTAGCCATGTAGTCAAACGGCATTCCGCCGTTGCGGATCGGCTGGAACTCCGAAGCGTTGGCGGTCAGCCAATCGTCCAGGATTAGGCGAGCCTCGGTGTTGGGGGCGTTCCTGAGCGCGGCCTGGAGGTCCGCGTCCTGGTACATCTTGTTGAGGACCCACCGCGGGAATGCCTCGGTGTACCCACGGCGAGACGAGCGGGTGCCGTCGTTGATCGACGCCACCGCACGGTCACGCAGTGGGATGGCCTTGGTGCCCTGGAACCTCGGATCGTACGTGGCAGCAGGGATGTCGGTGGCCTGCCGCGTGAAGTACCGGATGAAGTTGGGCAGTTCCTTGTGCTTGAGCGGAATGCCGAGACGCTCGGCCCTTGCCAGCGCATCCCTCTGCTCGTCAATGGCAAACCGAACGGCCTGCCGGATGTTGGGGTCGCGGAACAGCCCTCGCATCTCAGGAGGAAGCTGTCGGAACTGCTTCTCCATGACGTCGCCAAACGCCCTGGCAAACTCCTGCGACCGGACGATCTCCTCTCCGGACAAGCCTGCTAGCGTGGTGCCGGCAAAAGCATTTGGGTTTGTCTCTGCGTACCTGCCAACGTCCTGCATGAGCTGAACATGCATCTGCGCAAGACGGCGGTTTACATCCCGCATCGCCGTCTGCTCAGCACTCGTCACTCGCCGGCCGAACATCTGGCCAGCCTCGTCGTCAAACCCCTTGACACGGCTGTCGAACAGCGCCTGCGCGCCACGCAGCACTGGGCCGATGACTGGCGTGGCACGGGCGTTGGTCTGCAGCCAGTCGCTGCCGCGGGCGAGGTAGTCGCCAACGGTGGACCCGTACATGTCGAACGCGTCGTCAACGAGGTACGGAACTTTGAGGTAGTTGCTTCTGGCAAGCGGCTGAGTCCACTGTTCTGCGGTGCCTCCGACCTGCTCAAACGCACGCTGGGCGTCCAGCAGCGACTGCTGGCGGGCGGCATCCTCCGCAAGTGTGCGGACGGCAACGTCATCGATGTCACGCCCAGCCCGTGTTGCGGCCTGCTCGGCCAGGTCGTCAGCAAGGTAGGATGGCGTGGCGTTGCGAAGGAACGTCGCTGGACCAGTGTTGGGCAGCGCCCCAGTCTCGGCGGCGCGGGCGGCGCGCAGCACCAGGTCGTCGCCGGCCGTACCCATGAGCCCGGCACGCGTTGCGGCCTTGGCGGCGGCCGTCTTGGCGCCTGTTCCCAGGAGTGCCGTTAACCCAAAAGAGGCGTAGGTTAGCGGGTCCAGAAGGATCTCGGCACCAAGCCCGCCTGCGAAGTTTCCCCAGTTGTCTTCTGACCCAACCAAGCCGTATTGCCGCAGCAGCTCGCGGCCGGTAACGCGCTCGTCTGAGGTGCCAAACACAGACAGTGGATCGCCGGCCAGGATGCCGCGGACGAGAGCGCCAGGCGTGTCCAGTGCGTAGCCAAATGCCGACAGTCCAGATGAGCCCTGGTTGGCAAGCTCGCGGAGGAGCGAGCCCTTCTCCTCCTCCGGCATGAGGTCGGCTAGGGTGCGTCGCTTCCTGAGTGGCACAATCCCAATCGGATCGATGTCGTCACTGTAGATATCAAACAGCGGTGACTGGGACATTGCGCTATCCAGTCCATCCGCCGTCGGCGCCGCCAGCTGCAGGACCCGTTGCGCCAGATGGCGGCATGACAGGCGAAGGCGCAGCTCCGGACGTATCGCCAAGAATCATTTCGATTTCTTCCTGGCTGTACCCATCAGGACTATCGACAAGCGCGGCCCTGGCGCGGCGCTCGGCCGACACCCCATCGGCGGCGCCCTTGCGCGCTTGGTTGGCAGTGGCGCGGCCTCGTCTCATGCGCTCTTCTTGCCGCAGCCGCTCTTGGTATTGCAAAACGGCCATATCCTGCCCACCCTGAGCAAACCCGGCGCCCTGAGCGACATTCAAACCAAGCCGCGTCATTACCTGGTTGTGCGCGGCCTGAACATCGTTTGGCGTAGCTCCGCCGATGTCGCCTCCGGACAGGCGGTTGGCCAGGACCTGGTTCTGCCACTCCGGCGGCAGCATCCCCAGTCCTGCAGAGAACGCTCGCGTGCCACCAGGCCCGCTGGTTGGCTGGCCTCCGGCAAGCATGGCAGCCTGGCGGGCGGCCTTGATGCGATCTAGGCGGTCGCGGTCGCGGTTCGTCTGTGCCTGGTCGCGGGCACGGTCATACATCGCGTGCGAGCCTGGAGCAGGAGCGGGCTTTCCGGCATCGCGAGCAGCCCGAGCCTCCGCCTCTGCCTGCGACACAAGCCCCTCGGCCTCGGTATACGTCATGCCGCCGCTTTCCGCGATGGCCTTGATGCGGGCCCTGCGGGCGCGTGGGGACCCTGGGGCGAATCCTCCGAACCCCTGCGGGACCTCGTTGTACGCCTTCGCGGCTCCGCGGCCAGTGTACTTGTAGACCCGCCTCTTCGCGCCAGTGATGTCGCGCTCGGTATCTACTATCTCATACCCATGCTCTTCCAGGTCCGGCCGCATTCCAGGAACGCCATCGCGGCCGACCTGGTCCGGGTGGTACTCCGCACTCACCATGTACCGCACGCCATCCGGTGTCTGGATGGGCACCATCCCGCGTGCCGCCATGTCCATGTCGCGGTTGGAAAAGTCGTACCCCCCAGAGCCAGAGGGGGCGCGGTAGTTGTACTGGTACTGCTCTTCAGGACTCATCTCGCGGGACACGGACGTCGGCACGCCCGTCGGATCGTTTGGCCCTGGCACCCTGCGTCCTGGTGTCTGCAGCTCAGAAGACCTGCCGCCGGCCAGGCGAGAGTCAAGCTCTGCATGCGTGCTGGTGGTGCCCTCCTTGCCTCGGCGAGAGGCCTCCACCTGGGCTGCCTGCCAAGCGTCGTTGGGCGACATTTTCTTGTTCTTAACAAGGTGCGTGGCAACCCTCCGTACAAGGCTGATGTCGGCACCCTCAAACGCCTCCCAACCCTGCCACATGTCGTCTTGCTCAGACGGCGCAGGCTTCGACGCGGGCTTAGATCCGAACTGCACTTCGCCGTCCGCGGGCAGGGGCAGACTGGCCCCTGCATTGCGGCTGTAGCTTTCAAGCGGCGGGAGCTGCGACGCTGGCTTGCGCGCAGGAGTGCGCTGGGGAGCAGTTTGGGATCGCGCAGCCTTTCCGCGCTGCCGATACGCGTCCTCTGCATTCATAACAGCAAGTTCGCGAGCATCGCCTGGGTCCATTCCGCGGCGAATGTACTCTTGCTCCATGTCCACAATGATTTTTTCGCTGAGTGTGTACTGCGGCACCTCCTTCTCTGCTATTTCAGTCGCCATCTCAGGCGAGTAGACGCCTGGATTCTCCACCATGATTTGATTGGCCCGGCTCCGCACAGACTCAACGCGGTCCCAAACAGGGTAACCTGAAAAGTTGAGCGGATTGTCGTTGGGCTGCATCCACTCGTCAGCGCCAAGCGCGCCCTGAGGAATGTCAGGGAGCGGATAGTCCCGGCCCCAGAGCTTTTGAGACGTCCGCCGCAGATCATCAGCCTGCCGCTGCCGCCAGGTCGCTTCGTCCATCCAGCCGGTAGGCATAACTATCTCCCGTATCGCTGCAGCAGAATCCGACTGATGGCCTCAGACGGGCTCTCGTTGTCGAAAGAAATCGCCGGGTCTTCTGTAAAAATGTCCGGTGCGAGGTCGTCCATGCTCGGAACCTTCACGCGAGCGAGGCCCGCAGCGGCATTCTCAATCGATGGAACTCCAGAGTCGAAGACAATGTCCTGGCCCATGTCGTCCATAGCGTCCATCAGGTCGGCGCTGTTGCGCTCGCGAACTGCACGGCGAAATGCCAGGCGGTCCATGTAGTCCTTGTCGTCAGCGGCCCGCTGTTGCGACTTGCCGGCGACGTCATATGCGCCGTAGCCAAGCGCCCCAACGGCAGCACCCGGCACGCCGTACCGCAGTGCCGCCTTTCCCATGGCTTCCGTAGCTGCCTTGGTCTGAACCCGGCGGCGCTCTGAGGCAGCAGCCCGTTGAATGGCCGCAGCACGGGCGTCGTCCTGAGCCTGGAACGCAACGGCCGCCATGGACTGCGCACGCTGCTCCGGGCTCAGCCGATCCAGGCGGGAACGCATCAAGGCGTTGCTGCGAACCGCATCGATGGCGGCATTGGACGGCGAGTCTGCGTTCTCCAGGGCCGCCTCGCCGGCCGACTGCATGACGCGGCGCTCTGCCCAGGAGCGGGGCCCACCCACGGCAGCGTATTCCACGGACACGGGGTCAAGCACTGGCCCTGGAACTTCGACCCGCACCTCAGGCGCCTCCATGGCAGAGAGTTTGCGGGCCAGGTCATCGATCACATCCTGCGACCGGCCGAAGTAGATGGCGTCGTTCAGGGCCGTCCGCGCAAGATTCCGGACGACGTCCGCCTTGCGGGCCTCGTCGGCCATCTCGGTCAACGCACGCCGGATAAGCTCACTCATGCCCGCTTGCCCTTCTTCGGCTCTTCGTCGTCCACGGCGATCTTGCTCACTGCGCCACGCTTCTCCTCATGGAGATCAGCGAGGTCGTTTGATTCCTTGTGGGCCTGCTCCAGCTGGTCCAGGACCTCTTGCTCCTCGTCGCCGTCGGACGCGGCCATGAGCTGCTGGATAATGCGTGCCATGGCAGACTTGGTGAGGTCGCCTGGAATCGCAACGCTGACTGACTTCTTCGCGGCCATGGTTACCTCAGTAGTCCCCCAAGAATGTTGCTGGCAATACCCATCATCGCTCCCTGACGCTGCAAGGCGTCCGACTGCTGCCCGTATGCGTTCTGCTGCTGAAGGCCACCAAGCGCCTGGGCGTACTGCTCATTGGCCTGCTGGCCCTGCAACTGCACGCCAGCGTTGTAGGCACCCTGCTGGAGATTCTGCGAGTAAGCGTCAGCGATGGCGTTGGCCATCTCGCTGGCTCCCTGGATGCCAGCCTGGTTCATCTGGGCCCGGCCAACGGAAATGCCAGGGCGAATCAGGTTGCCACGCTTGAGCGCGCCACGCGGATCCCCAATCGCCAGGGCCTGTGCTTGCGAGGTGTTGAACAGCGCCGCTACTTGTGGGTCACCAATACCGGCAGGCGCGGGCGTGTAGACGTTGACGTTATTCAAGAGAACAGCCCCTGGAGGAGCGGGCTCACCACCCCAAGCCGCGACGACGCCAGCTTGCGCTGCTGGTCCTCTGCCTGCGACATTTGCTGTAGGCCGGACAATGCCAGCGCTTGCTTGGCTTGCAGCTGTTGCAGTTCAGCGTCAGAGTTTGCCTTGCTGGCAGCGGCGTCGAAGCCGGCGGCGTTGATGCTGCCGGCGGAGTCCAAGATGTCCTGCTGGTTCTGGCCGTACGCTGCGTATGGCGACCGCATCCGCAGCCCGGCAAGAGCGTCGGCACGCTGCTGCTGGGAGTAAGGGAGCGGCGGATTAAACGACGAGTCGTACGTGATCACTGTGTCACCCACGCGCTGGACGACGGACCGGCTGCGGCCTGTTGTAGGAGGCAAGCATCTGGCTATTCCATAACGCTCGCTGATCCCGCGAACGCTGGTCGCTGGCGTCCTGGATCGCCCACTTCTCTTGCATGTCAGCCATGTTGGGGTTGTTGGTCATGTTGCGAGCGATGCGGCCGGAGTCGTTGCGGAAGTTGTCGTACATCCCCATAACGCCCCTAGACGCCCGGTCCATTCCGCCGCTGATCCCACCAATGGTCTGGTTAAATCCAGACCCAAGCTGGCTCATCGCCGCGCCGTAGCCACTGCCAAGCCGGTTCCCCGTGGAGTTGAACCCGGCGCCCATAGTGTTCGCGAACGATCCAAGCTGGGCCTGGGTATCCCGGTTTCCGGCGCTCATGTCGCGAGCCGTGTTGCGGTAGCTGGTGCCCATGTCCCGGGCCGCCGAGGCGATCTGTGGCTGCAGGCCGGCATACGCCTGTCCCATCATGGCGGACGTTCCGATCAGCCCCTCGCCCATGCCGCCAGCAAAGCCGCCAAGCTGTGACTGGGCTCCTGCATAGCCAGACGTCAGCGCGTCCAGGATGGCGGACTGATTGGTGCCGCCTCGCCCCTGCGCCGCATAGAACTGGTCCATCCCTCGCCCAGCGGTGCCGTAAGCATCTCCAGCCAGACCACGCAGCCCCATGAGCGACTCCTGGAGCATCGCCGCAGGCTGGCCGCGAGACGACATGTGCTGCGAGTTGAGTGATCCAAGGCCGTTCGCGTAGTTGGACGACAGACCGTCAGAGACGTCCCGCTCCATCAGGTTGGACTGCAGGCGTCCCAGCCCGCCGAACGTCGGCCCGGCAAACTGCTCAGGCCGTCCGCCAGACTGCTTAGTAGCCTGCAGTCCCATTCCGCCGGCCGATCCAGATCCGCCGTAAGTGCCGCTCGCCAGCGGGCCGCTTACGCCAGTGGCGTTAAACGCCGCCGAACCAGCTCCAGAGCCACCGTCAGACATGGAGGCGCTGGTGTCGGAGTACATGCTGGCATCCGCGAGGCCCTTGCCGGCAGCGGCATAAGCGCCGCCCAGGTTGCCAAGCGCGGCGCTGCGGTTGGCGCCATAAGCAGAGAGGGCCTGCTGGTTGGCAGACGTCATGTCTGCAAGTGCGGAGTTGTACGCCGTCTGGTTTGCTCCCCACGCACCAAGCGCAGAGTTCGCTGCGCTACCATATGCCCCCAGTGCGGCAGCGCCGATGTTGCCCATCGCGCCCTGCCGGGCCGCCTCGGCCATGGCGTTGGCGCCGTACAGGTTGGACCGCTCATTCGCCGCAGCGGTTGCGGCGTTTCCGAGCCCGGTCGCATAAGCGCCATAGGCGTTGGCGGCGCTGTTGCCCAGGGCGCCCATGCCCTGGGCGTATCCGGTGTAGGCGTTGCCAAGGTTTCCCGTGTACGCAGACGCGGCGTTAGCGGACGTATTCACAAGGCCGCCAAGGCCCTGCATGTAGCCGCCGAACGCATTGCCAAGACCGCCCATGTATGCGGCGTTGGACGCGGCGGAGCTAGAGCCCAGCGATCCCAGCCCTTGGGTATAGGCGCCGTACGAATCTCCCAGGCCCTGCGAGTACGCGCCATAGCCCGCACCTACGCCGCCGGCCAGGGAGTTGTAGGCACTAGCCAGTGAAGGCGCTGCAGCACCGTACATTCCACCGACGGTGTTGGCGAACGACGCCGGCTGCGTCAGCAGCGTCGAAAGGATGTTCGCCTGCGCCGCCGGCACGGACTGGTTGGCAGCAGCCTGGGCGCGGCCCGCGGCCTCAGCCTGCGTAGCACGCACCATCGAATCGTTCTGGTGCGCCTTGGTCGCTGCAAGCTGACCAAGCGGATCGCCAAAAAACTGGTACTGGGCCACGTGAATGTCTCCTACTACCTAATGTCTCGTTGCCTAGCAATACACCACAGGTACTGCTTGGGTGACCGTTTCTTTTGGCTTGATCTCGCAGTTTTCGTCCAGATAAAACTCTGGGATTTCGGCGTATCCGTTCTCACCGTCGTTCCCCGGCGGCCCCGGCGGCCCGGGGCGACCAGGCAGCGTCAGGATGGTGGTCACTCCGTCCTTCCCGTTTCGGCCATCCCTTCCGTTGCGGCCGTCTCGGCCCCAAACGCCGTCGAACCCGTCTCGCCCATCGATGCCATTCCATCCGTTGATGCCGGCATCTCCAGGAGCGCCAGCTGGCCCAGCGGCTCCGTCGAATCCGCTGGTCCCGTTGAGGCCAGGGATTCCAGCGGCGCCGGGGCTTCCGGCAGGTCCCGCTGGACCGGCGAAACCAGGCGTTCCCGGGGCCGGGTAGTTGTTGATTGTGGTGGTGTTGACGTTATTTGTGGTGAACGAGTTGCTGTAGGCGTTGTTAAATACCGTATCGCCAGCCACGTTAAACGTGGGCCCACCATAGGTTGGGTAGGTATTGAACGCCTGCGAGAGCGGGAAGTTAAATGTGTCGCCGCCGTAGTTGTAAACACTCGTTGTGCTGCCTGGCTGGCCAGGGATCTCAATGATTCCTGTCAGGCCGTTCTGCCCGTCAAAGCCATCAAAGCCATTGAGCCCATCCCGCCCGTCCTGGCCAGGAAACAACGGCCCCAGGGGGATCGGATCCCACGGAGGATCGCCGCCGCCGCCAGGCCCGTACCCGCCAGGCAGGTAACCACCACCAGGGCCTGCTCCGTATACGCCATTGCGTTGAAATGGCGAAAGGCTGGGCTGGATGCTGACGTTGCCGCGGTGCGTGATTGGCTGCGCGCAGTTGCCGAACACCTGCATCAGCGATTGCGCCATCTGCGGCGTCAGCTGAGTGCCGGCCAGACGGGCCAGCGCCGGCATGTTCTGGGTGTCAAACGCCATCAGCCAACACCCTCAATGTTGATGGCTCGCAGCACAACCGGCTCTGAGGCGGTTCCGGAGAACATCGCAGCCATATGCCTGTCTCCGCCAGACGAACTGACGTCAGGGCTGCGGCCAGAGTAGCTGGCCCTTGCAACGCCGCTTGAGTCGCCCAGAGCGGACCTGGTGAGCTTCATGTTGAGCGTGGACGCTCCCCCATCGGCTGCGACGAACCCGCTCCCCCTGTCGCTGAACACTGCGTTTGCACGCGGCGTGGCAGAGTTGTTGTACGCCAGCTGGAGCGAGAGCGTGGAGTCGTTGGTTGTGGGCTTGTACAGGACCGTGATCGACCGGCTCCCGTTGTCGTTGGTGAGCGGGAGTTCTGCGGTGCGGTACGAATACGGGATGGCAGACCCACTGTCGGATGACCCGGATGACTTGAGAATCGACCCGGAACCACCGCCATACAGCGGCACCTTCCGTCCGGAAATCTCCACGTAGCATCCCGCGGTAACGGGGGAAGCAAACGTCTCTTCCCACCACGCCTTGGTAGAAACGCAGTAGCACAGAGCGCGGCTTGTCCCGGAGTCGCCGGCCCGGCGGTAGAAGAACCGCACAACCCTCGCGGCGGTGTCAGCCTGCACGTGGAAGGTGCTAGCGGCACTGAAGTCGATCAGCCCGTCTCGCCAGTAGTTATCGACTGGGACAGAGACGGCATCTTCTGACTGGCCGTCATATGCGTACATGCCGAACGAGTCCACCAGGAACGCGACGCCGCCAAGCACGCACCAGCAGCGATTGTTGAGCGCGCCGCGGTAGGCGCCGAGGACGATGGCCGCATCAATGGCCGGTTGAGCCACGTACGAAAGACGGTATAAGTGCGACGTTTGCACCAAAAGCAGCGACGGGCCCAGTGGAACCATGGCCACAAGTTTGTCCGGTTCCCCGGTGTTCTCTTGGATGACCAGCTCGTTGTCGGCTGGAACGGACTCAGGCTCGTCAATCTCCGAGAACATCACGGCGTTCTGCCGTTCTCCAGTGCTGTCCACGCCGTACCACGCCCGGTCCTGGAACATGCAGGCCACCTGGAACTCAGGCGGCGGCACTGCAAACCGGCGAGCGTTGACCTGGCCGGACGGCAGGGTGATAGGCATAAGCCCATACCCAGGCCGAACTGCACTGGTCAGCGAGGAGTCGCTGAGCGTGTCCACGTACGGAGCAAGGCCAGAGATCGCAAGCGTGGCCACGCGGAACAGGACGACGGACTGGTCTGCCGTGGTGCGCCACAGCTCCACGTGCGTAGCACGGGCGTCTGCGTGGGATGTGTCGATGGTCCACGTGATAGACCCCGCACCGCTGGGGACGTTGACCTCTGTCATGTCAGAGATCACGGAAGGAATCGGACCGCCGTTCTCTGGCGATGTGGCGTCCAGGTAGCGGAAGCAGCACTTGTACTTGCCGCGGAGTGTCGCCTGCATCGTCGCAGACACCCGCGACGAGGTGTCAAGGACTGTCGCCGTCGGAGGCACGGAGTACGCGCCGCCTGCCAGCACCGTTACGCCTGTGATAGACCCGGTGGAATCGACACTGCACGTTAATGCAGCCCCGCCGCCGAGGCCGTCTGTCTTGTCAGGGAGAACCGAGATGATCGGTGGGGTCATGTAGCCAGTTCCGCCGCTGGCCGCAGACACTGATGCCACCGAAAAGAACTGGTCCACCTCAAAGATCCGCAGCGCCGTCGCCCCCTTGAGCGATGCGGTGACACCAGACTGCGTGCATCCAGTGCCGGACGAAGAGACAACGACGCCTTCGATCCGTCCGTTGCCGGCAATCACAAGCCTGGCGTTCTGGCCGGTCAGGCCGTTGGTGTTGTGCCACTGGATCGCGGCACCAGACGTCACAGTTCCACCAAGCACAGCGGTGGCAATGGCGGAAGCAGAGGGAGAACCCCCGGAAAGCGAAACGGTCGGCGCCGCGGTGTATCCAGACCCGGAGTTGGTGACGAGGATGCTCGCAATGCGCGTGTCCATCACTGCCGTGGCGGATGCGCCGGAACCACCACCCCCGGAGAACGACACGGCCGGAGAGGTGGTGTACCCGGATCCAACGGCAGACACGTACAGCGTCCCCACCGCCGTGCCGGCCAGCTCGCAGGTTGCCGCTGCGCCTGTCCCGCCGCCGCCGGAAAACGAAATCGTTGGGGCGACCGTATATCCCGTGCCGCCAGCCGCCAAAGACAATGCACTGACAACCTTGTGCGTGACCGCCGAGGCTGATGCCCCGGTGCCACCGCCGCCAGAGAACGAAACAGTCGGAGTGCTGGCGTACCCGGAGCCGCCGTTTGGAACACTGACGACGGCCACCTGGTCGGCGCCGGACGAAATGACGCGGACTCGGCTGATGCCGCCAACCACATTGAGGGTGAACGCCGCAGAAGAGCCGATGCCAGACGCGAGCGACACCGCAGGCGTTGACTGATATCCCTCGCCTGGGTCTTCCACAACAACTGTGGATACCCGTCCGTTGGCAATCTGTGCCCTTGCTTGGGCGGCGCGTGTCGGAGAGCCTCCCGTGAACGTCACGGACGGCGGGTTGTTGTACCCAGCCCCTGCGTTGACGATCTGGACGGCCTTAACCTCATATCTCGCAGACGTCCCTGTAGCGATGGCTGGCCCAACGCACGGCGGAGCAACGCCAATCGGCTGGGCAGACGCCGCCACGCCGTCCCAGCGAAGGCCACGCCCCATGCCGTCCACGCCGTATACATCACCGTTGCGACCGCGGAAGAACGTCAGGTATTTCTGGCCGGATTGCACGTAAGCTGTCGCCGCCGCTCCCGTCCCGCCACCGCCTGAGAACGTAAGCGACGGAGCCGCCGTGAATCCGGTCCCCTGCGACTTGACCAGGAGGTCGGCAACGCGGGTGCCGGCCATTACAGCGACAACCGTAGCTCCAGTTCCGCCGCCTCCGCTGATCGCAATAGCCGGAGGGGAGGTGTAGCCAGAGCCGCCTGATGCGACCTGGACCTTGACGATCCCGCCGGACGAGCGGTTGTAGATGACGGTCACTGCGGCCCCCTGGCTATGCGGACACTCCCATCTGCACCCTGGTACACAACAGCGTCAGGCGAGCCAGGGAGACGCATCATTCGCACCACCGCCGCTGTGCTGCCTGTGTGCGACGTAAACGTGACCGCCGATGTGCCAGGGCGAAGCGATATCTGCCCGGGTGCGATGACCTGCAGGTTGACCTGCGTGACCGCGGCACCGGGAGGTATGGCATAGGGGCTGGCGTTCGTTACCAGCCCAGCCCACTTGTCGATGACGATCATCCTCTGTCCGCCTGGAGAGGCGACCTCCAGCCACCGTCATGCCACACCGCTCGCGACCGGCCTGACAGTGGCGCCAGTTGGTCCATCTCCATGGCAAGTCGCAGGTCGCGCTGGTACAGGCCGAACGCCGCGTCTGGCTTCTGGCCGCGGATCCGCGCCAGGTGGTAGTCGCACGCGGAGTCCATCACCCCGTACATGTGCGATGGGATGTCGATGGGGTCGGTGACAAGCCCACCAACGCCAGAGAACGTGGCAGGATCTGGGCTGACACTGACCGACGAAGCGGACGAGAAGGCCGTGATTGCCATTTCCTGCGCATATGGATAGAGCGACTCAATCGGACCTGGAATTTCGTCCGCGGCCGAGGAGATACGCAATACGCTGCCTACCATAGACTGAGCGAAGGCGCCACCAGACGCATACACGGTCCTTTCGGCGGACCGCGAGAGCGCGGAGAACCGTGCCTCTGACTCATGGCCGCTCAGGCGGATCGGCCTTGCTGTCCGGCGGTACGTGAAGTCAATCGTCTCCACCTTGTCCGGGTAGCCAATGAGCTTGATGGCCCAGCCTGCAGAGTCTGGATCCTTGATGATGGTCCAGTGGTATGGCTCACCGGACGAGCTGTTGACCCGCTCCACCTTCATCGCCTCGTCAGGCGTGAGGTACATTCCGCTCCACCAGTTGTATTCGTCCGACGGCTCGTCCATGTTCCGGAAGTCGGTCGGCAGCGGATAGACAGTGCGGTACAGCGTGTAAGAGGCCCCGGTGACGTTGGCCTTAAGCGACAACGTGGCGTCCAGGAAGACAACGCTTCCACTGGACCTGGAGGCCACCCGGCAAATCTCTTCGCCAACCTTGATGTACGCCCCGGTGCCGGCCCATGACGGCCACGTGCCGCCGGTCAGCGTGACGGTCGCTCCGGAAGAAGTGATTGTTCCCGTGCCGTACGGGGCCGAGGTGATGACCCGGCCATGAACGTGGTAGTAGGACCAGTCCTTGAGCGTCGTCAGCTCGTTGTACGCCCGGTGGATTGCCGTGCGGATGTCTCTCTGCTCCGCGTCCTGCGGGCCGCCGTAGGACGAGGTGATCAGGGATTCGACAAGATCGAAGTATGTTAGGTATGGCACTACGCGGACTCCTGCGGCAGCATGCCAACCGCCCACTCCAGCGGCACAACCTCCACCTGCGCCATCAGCTCAGGGGTGATATGCGAAAACGCCCCAACCAGCAGGCCGTCGTCGCCTACCTCGCTGAGAACATCCCCGCACAGCATCCACGTGCCATCGGTAAGCTGCCGGCCGACTGGCACATGCCGTGGGTCGCCAAAGGATTCCTGAATGCCGTAGAGCGTCACGGCGATTTCGTAACTGTAGACCAGCGCCAGCTGCCGCGAGTCTTCGTATGTCATCGGAAGCGTTAGATCAGCGAGCGTGGTCATACGGCCCTCCCCAGTGCGCGCTGGAAGTCCTGCATCGCGGTGTTAAACGCCGCCGCCTCCGCGTCCGTCAAGCCGGAGCCGATGCTGTATCCGCGAAGACGCTCTGCGGTGAACCCTTGCGCGTAGTCACTTCCGCCGGAGGTGGCACCGTCATTGAACGCAAACACAAACACAGGCAGATTCAGAAGGGTTGACGAGGTTGCTGCGGCGGTTGCCTTCTGCGCACCGTTTTCGTAGATGGCCTGCGTGGAAGATACGCGCGACCCAAGCACAAATCCGCCAGATGCTGTGGGGCTGTAAGACGCTGGCGAGTCCACACCTCCGCCACCGAAGGCGTAATACGCACCGCCGTAAAACTGGTGAGACGAAGACACCCTGGTCAGATAAAACCTGTCCGCGGGATCGCCGGAGACAACATCAGCGCTGGTCATGCCGATGCGCGCGCGACTGCCTGAATATGCCGCGACATACGCGGATAGGTGCCTGTCAGTTGCCGACAGCACGTTGCCGGCAAGGCCGGTGTTTAGGTACTTGCTAGTTCCGTTGCCAAGAAGACCGCCGCTCGCCCCCGTTTCTGCGTAGTCTCCGCTGACGAATGGGCCGTTGTTGGTGTCCAGCGCATTGCCATACTGTGTTCCGCCAAGCGAAGGCCCCCTGTACAGAGGGACAAGGCAACTGTTCAGGCCCGCAGCCGAGCCGTTGGAGCCGCCGCAGAAAAGGTTGAGCCTGTAAAACTTTGAGCGGAGGCCCGCGGCGTCGATTGCATTGCAAAAGCGGTTCACTGCTTCGGCAGTGCTGGCGCTTACGAACCCGCCGTTGTCATACACCCGGTCCACCCAACCGGCGGCATCGGCGTTGGACGCGCTTGGCGCAGTCGTTGGGAACGGCGCTGCTGGCGGAGTGAAGCCTGCGACATATCTCGCCACGCCGCGAGTAACGCGCACCTCGTCATAGTGATGGCCGGGGTTGTCAGGCCGGATGCGATAAGTGAGGTCTTTAGGCAGATTGGCCGTCGAAGTGCCGCTTCCCACCTGCACGCCGTCGCGGAATATGCGGAACGTGGAGCCTCCAGACCTTGTGATGGCGATGTGATACCACTGATTCAAGTTCCATGTCAGGGCCGCCGAAGCGGCGAACTCAAGCCCGTACCTTGCCGCGACGATTCTGTTGTCGCTCTGGACATAAGCGATCAAGTACTGCGAACCAACGCCATGATTTACTGGCGACCAAAATGTCACGCCGCCAGCGCTAACAGGGAAGCTGTTGGTCGTCCTCATGTACCAGAGTTCGATGGTGAAGTCGCCTGTTGAAAAACCAAACGGGAACCCAGCGAACGACAAGAAGTCGCTTGTGGAGGCTGCTCCGTTGAGCGCCTGACCAAACTTCCCTACAGACGATGTGACTGCCGCAGCCCCGTTCGCTGTGACTGTGCGTGCGTGCCGCGAAGTATCCGGAAACGAGGTGCTGCCGTTGGCGCCGTCCATCGACAACAACAGCGCCGTGCTAGCGAAGAACGGATCGGACGAGCCGGCGTCTTGGAACGGGGCAGTCAGCGCCGTGAACGTCGCCGTGTAGCGGGCGATGCCGCGAGTCACGCGGAACTCGTCTATGTTCCCTGTGAAATAGCCTTCGCTGCCTGCGTATGCCATGGCGCCCACGCGCACAACGGCTGTGGAGTTCTGTATGGTGGCAACCGCAGATCCACTGCCCAGCAGAACCCCATCAACAAAATGCAGCACTGTAGTGCCGACGCGGGTGACGGCGAGGTGATACCAAGTGTTCAGCGACGGCGTCCACGCAGAGGTGGCCGTTGCAAACACTGAATCGCTGGAGAACGTAATAAGCTGCAGGCCGGTTCCAGCGCTGTACCGCCACTGGAAGCCGCGGCCGGCTGTGCCGTTGAAGTCCTTGCCACACAACTGGATGATCCCGGTTGCATCAGAGAACCGGAACCAGCCCTCAAGGGTGAAGTCGCCGGCGCCAAACTCAAAGACTTCATTGTCGGCCACTTCTAGATAGTCGCCGTTGCCGTCAAGCAACAGGCTGGCCCCACCAAATCGACTGTGCGCAGTGCTGATCTGTGAGTTGCCGGCAGCGCTGACAGGGAGCGCGAGCGGCGACGAGTCGGTGAATGTGGTGCTGCCGTTGAGGCCGTTCATGTGCAACAGCAGCGAGACGCTGGTCAGGTACGGGTCGTCTACCGCAGAAGGCTCAACTGGCGTTACTGCCGCCGAAGCCGACGAGTAGTCGCCCTGCCCAGCCGCGCTTACCGCCGCCACGCGAAACACATACGCAGTGCCGTTGGTTAAGCCAGTAACGGTTGCGGTCGTCGCCGTCGATGTGCCGTCGCTGAAGGTCGTCCAAGTGGACCCGGAGTCGTTGCTGTACTGGATCACATAGTCGGTGATGCTATTGCCGTTGTTCGCCTGCGGCGTCCATGACAGGGAAACAGACAGGTTGCCGGCCACGCCAGATACGCCAGTGGGAGCAGACGGCGGAAGCGACGGCGTGATCGAAGCTGAATCGGTGGAGTAGGCACCAATACCGGAAACGCCAACCGCCGCCACCCGGAAGATATGTGCGGTTCCGTTCGTCAGCCCGGTGATGGTGGCGGATGTGGAGGTGGATACGCCGTCATAAACCACAGCCCAGCTCGCACCTCCGGTGGTGCTGGCCTGCACAACGTAGTCGGTGATCGTCGCACCGTTGCTGGCCGGCGCGGACCAAGACAGAGAAACCTGCGAGTCGCTTGGCGTACCCGTCAGGCCGGTGGGGGCGTTTGGGACGGGCTGCGGAGTGACAGACGCCGACGAGTCCGAGTACGGACCTGTGCCGCCCGCATTGGTCGCCGCCACCTGCAGCACATATGCAGTGCCGTTGACCAATCCTGGAACGATTGCAAACGTCGATACGCGGCTGTCAGGGAACCTAGTCGCACGCGGGGCGAACGACGACGAATACCTCGCCACGCCAGAGGTGATCCTTACCTCGTCTATGTTTCCCGCGAATGGGTACACCTGCGTTGACACCGCCCCGGCGCCGATCCGCAGCGGAGCGGTGGAGTTAGCAAGCGTCCCCATGGTCGAATGCGTCGATTCGCCAATAAGAACGCCGTCAACAAACGACGAGAAGGTGGTGCCAACGCGGCAGAGCGCGATGTGATACCAAGTGTTGATCTCTGGCGTCCAACGGTCGGCCTTGGTGGAAAAGCCGCCGACGGAGTTGAACATCAGGAAGTCAAGGCGAGGCGACGTTGTGCCTGCGTATCGCAACGCCCACCCGCGTGAGCCTGTCGAATCCTTGCTGATTATGTTCTGAGGCGATGTCCCCAGCGACGAGAACCGCACCCACGCCTCAAGCGTGAAGTCGGAAGTGCCGAAGTCGAAGAGCGCGTTGTCGGCAAGCTCCAGATATGAGGTGCTGCCGTCCAGGTACAGGCTGGATCCGCCAAACTTGCTCTGCGAAGAACTGGAAGCAGCCGCACCGGCAGCAGTGGCAGTGAGCCCATTCGCAGACGAGTCTGTAAGCGCACCGTCGAAGTGCATGAGCAGCGAGACGTTTGAGAAGTACGGGTCCGTCTCTTGGGCGCCAGCCAGCGTTGTCCAAGCCCCGCCGGCGCTTGGGCGGTACTGCACCGAATACCCGGTGATCGGAGAGCCATTGTCCGCGGGGGCAGCCCACTCAGCGATGACTTGCGAGTCACGGGCGTAAACATCTGGCCCAAAAGGGGGCGGCGCTTGCGTGCCAGACGGCGCATCCGGAAGTGGGATGAACGTCGCGGAGGACGTCTCCGGTATAGGGCGCAGCAGGCGAGGGGAGAGCGGCATGTTAGCCCTTGAGCAGTACGGTCATACCGCAGGTGGTGCCGCCTGAGACGACGGGGGAGACGAACGGCAGCGCAAAGCAGGCGTCCGGGATTGCATGCGCGCCAACCGTGACGGCGGTCGTCACGGCGTTGCCACCGGAGTACACCTGCACCGGCGTGTCCGACGGGCCGGCGGCCCCGTACCAGCCGATTTGCGTGCAACCGTTGGTGGCGGCAATGACCACGCACCCGCCGGCAAACGGGCCAAAGGCAATGCGGTTGGACGTCGTTCCAGCAGAGCTGTTCGCCGTGATGGTGACCGTATCTCGGAACCGGGTGATCTCGTTCATTTCTTCCTCTTCAGGGCGTGCTTGGTGAGAACCATTTCCCGCAGCTCCGCGGTCTTCTTCCCCGGGTGCAGCTTGCGATAGTGCCGGATGTCTTCTTGGATGATGCGCTCGCTCAGGGCTGGTGGCTTCTGGGGGATCTGGGTGCCTTTGTGGTTGACGATCCCTTCCACGGTGAGGTTCCGTTTCTTGGCGACACGCAGAACGTCCGCTGTTGAGTCCACCCACGCCTCCGGGTCCCGGTGGGCCCTGAGGTCCGCCAGTCCGCCAACGTAAGTCTTCCCATGAGGATTAATGCCCGCCGCACGGGCCTCGCGGAGAATCCTTTGGGCCTGGCGCTTTGGCATGTCGTCCAGCCACTGGTCGTTCAGGCGGCCCTCCATGAACGCCCGGTCCGTTCCGCGGGTGCCTGGCGGAGTCTGCGTTGCCACCATGAGGGCCCACCGCTCGCCGTAGGGCAGGGCACGGGTGTAGGTTTCCACGGCGGCAGAGCCGAGGTCACTGACTTCCTGGGGGACCTGCATTGGGTGCCGGCTCCTGTTGTGGCGGTGGTGGAGGCGGAATCAGGTACTTGGTGACGTCGATGTCCATGGCTCGCCCCCAGTCCTCCAGGAGGGCGTTCATCAGGCCCGGCTGACCGGCCTGGAGCAGGCCCTGAGCGATGGGCGCCATGATCTGGAGGGCCTGGTTGATCTGCTCCACCTTGGTGCCCTTGTTGGGCTTCCGGGCGGAACCGGCCTCAACGCGGAAGTCGAACTCCCGCAGGACCTCGTCTGGGTTCATGGCCTGGACATGCATCTGCCACGCCTGGGCAGCCATCGGCCCCAGGAGCGGCGCGACGTCTTCAGGGTTGACCAGCCACCTGGCCAGGAACGCTTCCTTCCTGGCGAGAGACGACAAGGCGTCTTCCAGAGTGTTGGCCATGTCGTCTGGCCGCACAGAGATTTGCTCAGCCTTAGTGACTGCCTCTGCAGCACTCCTAAACTGGTTCCTGGACATACCATAAACCAGCTCTGTCAAACCCACTCGCCGGTCAAACAGCTCCGTAACCGCGGCGATGATGTTCCACATGTCGGACGAAACGCCCGGCAGATTGAACACCGAGATGATGTCGTTGACATTCCGGCCGATGGCCTCGCTGATCTCAACGATCTTGAACCCGGATTCGTCAGAGTCCAGGATCTTTGCCTTGAGGTCGTTGTCCGCGGCCTTGGCTACACCAATCATGGTGCTTGCGGAGGTGGCGATCTTGGTCGCCATGAAGCTCATCGCGTAGTTGATGAACCGCAGCTCGCCAATGCCGGGCTTGATGAGCGAGATGGGGTACGAATACCCCGGCTTGCCGTGCCACTGGAGGACGGTGCAGGGCCATCCCTCTGGCTCGGCCCAGAACGGCACGGGCCACTGAGCGGCCTGGAAGAGCGACGGCGGGATGCCGCTTTCGTCCACTTCCTCCTGGAGGATCTGCGGCGGAATGTTCAGCGGGTACTCAACGCCCTCGCAGACCACCAGATAGCAGTACGCGCCAAGGGCATCGAACTTGCCCCGCAGCTCTTTGTCGCTGTCCTTGAGGCGGTCGCCAAACCCTACCTTGCTGTAGACCTCCCAGTAGGTGACGAGGTCCATGGACTTGCCGTTTCGGCGGCGAGTCTTGTAGCCCTGCTCGTCAGCCTTGCTGCGGGACTCATAGCTCTCAGAGGAGCCCTTAAGGTCTTCGA